TGGATTTCTATTTCACTTAACATGCCTATGGTTGAGCATTGCGCTCCCAAGGGTGATTGTTAAAGTGTTTTTTCTTAGCAACAATGTTGCCCCGAAAAAGAGACTCTCTTTTATGCATTTGCTTTTTTCTAAAGAAAACAATTTGGTACATCTGTTTACTTGACGGTAGTTGATAACTACTTCTTTTTGATGTGCAAGACGTAATGATGATACGGATGCGTTGCCGCGTATGTATATTATAATGTAGTATTTTGGGAAAAATTATCCATTAGATTCACAATGGCTGCCTTAACAGAGGTGGTAATTACTATCCCTTCTAATACTCTTATATTAAAGTATGCAGCTTATTCGCACTAATCCTTCATCACATGCCGTGGAACCGTTTAAACGGGATACACGAATCCGGAATTGGAATGGCATATTGCCGCTACCGGATATACCACAGTGAATTTTGGGCCAGTTCCCCAACTTCTGCAGAGACCTCAAAAGATCTCATGCATATCAACACTATTGGAAAAACATCTTACTACTAGTGAAGTATTAATGATTAACCAGTATCGTCTGGTGACAAAAAACGACACTCTGAGAGAGGATCCCCTAACGCGGACACAACATGTCAACGCGTCTGGTGTGACGGCTCAGTTAAAACCAACTAGCATTCAGGTCGAAGAAATGCCATTTGAGGAGCAGATTTTACTCCTTGAAAAACAAAATAGATCCACGTATATTGGACCACCCATTGTAGGAATGGAGGACAGTTATTGGTATAAACGTGGTTTTTACCCTATATGCCACGATGATGATTGGGCTAACATCATGAAGATGAAGCAAATCGCACGTGACCGACCGGCAGTCTTCTTACATAAGAAGCGAACAATTATAGAATCTAAATATCCTAGATATCTAGCCGGTATAGAAATTGATCCTGAGGACATACAGCCCAGGAAGGTGCGTAATAAGTCACGCAAAGAAAAATCTTTTAAGACTAAATTTAAGCCCTCTGATATGGAGGAGCAGGATGTAATGTGGCACCATTACATGGATATGGAGTCATCTGATGATGATGAAGCGGGTTTGAACCCGAATTTAAATAGGGCGGCCAAACAATTTGAGCCGTACCGAGGACCTCGTCCAATCGCAAAGAAAGTTAAGCGACCGACCTTATATAGGAAACGTATGGACATGAAGGCAGGGAGGAAGGCAGAAGCAATAGAGGATTTGCGCATACAGGCAGAATATGAGGCTGAATTAGAAGAAGCCATCATACCTGGTGCACATTTTTGTCCACCTCTATCGGATTGGATACCACCACCGCCACCCCCTAACACACCAGAACCTAAAATATTGCCCTCAGGGAGGAGAGCAAAGTATAGTGGTGACACTTGGTTGCCACCTTGGTGTGAACCCAAAGGTACAAAGGATAAGTTTTGGGATGAGCCAATAATAGTACCACCTATTATTGAGGCCATATCTTCGGAGCCAGTAGATATGGATAAGCAGCAAAGGGGCATGGATAAGGATGAACGAATTAAAGATAGGTTTAGAAATAGAGCCACACCCGACCCATGGAGTGCCCCACCGGATGGTGAACCGGTATTGACTCCTTTTCAGGAGCAACTGTTTAATATGGATTTTCGTTGGAAGAGAGACGAAATTGTGCCTGATGAGCACAAATCAATGTTTTTTGGAAGTTTTAATACCAATTGGTTAGGAATGAAACATCAGTTTCATTTAAAGAATAGGCTTACATTTGTATCGTGTAAACCCTTAGTGGATCCAAAATTTATGCAAGATGTGCGATGTGACGCACAACGGGGAGGAGAGATGCTACATCAAGACCCATTGATGATTGTAGTCCATTGGAGTTGTAAGTTATATAAAAAGGCACAATTTAAGAAAATTTGGCAATTTGCCAATGATATGTGCATCTCCAATGATTTAGCATCAGATGAATGGGTTTCAACAATAGTGGATGAAGATTATGCCATCCCATATGAGGTATTATCTCAATTGTGTGCCCAGAATATAATGAATCCCCTATATGACCAAAATACTATCCGTGACCGCATTGCAAATTTTATTCGCGGTTATTCTTCTACCAATGTATGTAAGGATGATGTAGTATTTGATCAGGTAGTTATTAGAGCTGCTAAGGTAGCAGAGCTCCTATCTGAATATTGGAAAGTCACCCACCCTGAGTGGGATTTTGCAGGCGTAGTCTCAACAGCCTCGTTGAAGGGCGTAGCGCAACCAACATTGAAATTATCACCTACCGCACCATTAGACTTGGGTATCGGATCACCGAGGTTCCACTCGATGATAAATGTCCAATTAAGGAAAACGTCAAAATTAAGGTTATTAAGAAAAGTGACCTATTGCGCCGACCAACTATCGCAGTTAGCTGCGGAATGCACTGTAGAGATGCAGCCCTATGTCACCCCGATCCAAGTGACACTGGAACATTGTTGGCAGGAATTCGCAAACGTTTTGCCTTCCAGACCCCAGTCCCTAACCCTCGCACGCTTAAAAAGTTTCGTAGATTTATCATTCGACGAGTTCTCCGAGAGATTGACCCGATATCTCCCGTGGCAGACACTACTTGTGAAACTTGGTTACCCACCACTAATTATCCCGAATGGCGCAGAAGTCAGCTTTTGCGAGCTTATCGGGACTACTACTCTGATGGGACAAATAGGAAGCAGCGTCGCTTGTATGGTGTTAATGGTTTTTGTAAAGATGAATCCTATACTAGCATTAAGCATGCTAGGATTATTAATTCTCGTAGTGATGTCTATAAGACACTTACCGGCCCGGTTTTTCGGCTGATAGAGAAGGAACTTTACAGGAAAGATGCGTTCATCAAAAAGGTACCGCTGAATGAACGCGCGGAATATATCAGGAACCTCATAGAGAAAAATGGAATCAAGTATATTGCGACGGATTATACTTGTTACGAGGCACATTTTAGTAGAATCATGATGGAGCATTGTGAGTTCTTACTTTATGAACATATGGTCAAAAACTTACCAGATAAGAAAAGTTTTATGGAATTAGTTAGGAAAGGAATTGGTGGCAGGAATAAGATACGAATAAAAGATTTGTTAACTGTTAATATTGATGCAACACGCATGAGTGGCGAAATGAATACCTCTTTGGGCAATGGTTTTAGCAATTGGGCAGCCATGAGGTTTTTATGCCATATCAATAAATGTACAAACGTGACGGGGGTTGTCGAAGGAGACGACGGATTATTCAGTATGTATGGGATTACGCCCACAACACAACAATTTGAGGATTTAGGTTTTGCTATTAAATTAGAGGAATTTGATAGAATAACAGACGCTTCCTTTTGTGGGTTAGTTTTTCATGAATACGACATGCAACTCATCGCTGATCCGATGAAGGCATTGTTGAATTTTGGATGGACGACATCAAAATATCGCCACGCCAAGAACAATAAGTTGCTTGGCCTTCAGAAATCAAAAGCACTTTCCATGCTTTACCAATTCCCTAACTGTCCAATCCTAACGAGTTGCGCAAAGGCTGCACTCAGAATGTTAGAAGGCACGAGAACACGGTGGGCCCCCGAAAACTGGTGGGAGCGTGAAACTTCCCGTGATATTAAGCTGTTTTATTTCAGAAATCCCGAATTAATTAATCGGGATATTGGTCTAGGTACTCGACATTTAGTCGAACGTTTATATAAAATTACAATTATTGACCAGCTGGAATTAGAGGACTATTTCACCAATCTTGAATCAATTACACATATAGATCACCCGACTTTATGTAAGTACTATCCTGCAGATGCAATATGGTCAGGTACTTACATGACGACGTTACATCCCAGTGAGGATAACTACCCTGCGTTACGGTTTGCTGAACATGCATGCGAACTATTCGTTGGTGAAGTCACTCATTGATGAGGGTGAATTGAAAAACCCCATACATCTCATAGGAATCCAATTGAGACATAGAACGTATGGCGAGGCGAAAAAGGATTGGAAATAAGTTGAAAGGTGCTGCACGCACCGCAGCTAAACGGAGAGGAGGCCCCCCACTACAAACACGCAAGTACAGGCCGCGTGGGCGTGGCGGGAGGGGTGGGGCTCGTAAGCCCCGGCAATTCAATTCCCTTGGAGGCAGAGTTGGCAACTTTGTTGGCCACGGAATTGGCATGGTTATAAAGCACTTTGCGAGTGGCTTTGGTGATTACCATGTAAATAACAACACCTTAATGACTGGGGGCATGACACCCCCTATGATTGCGAATTCTTCCGTCAACGGTGGTTTTATTGTCAGGCATAGAGAGTATATTACTGACATTACTGCCACTGAATTATTCACAATACAAGGGTTTAATATTAACGTAGGTTTGTTGAGCACTTTTCCTTGGCTCAGTCAAATCGCAGACTCATTTGAACAGTATGCCATTCGTGGCTTAATATTTGAGTATAAAACTATGTCTTCGGATGTAGTATTGTCAACTAATGCAACTACGGCATTAGGAACCGTTATTATGGCAACCCAATATAATAGTTTAACCCCTGCGTTTCCGGATAAACGCACTATGGAAAATTATGAATTTGCGAATTCATGTAAACCTTCCTTGACAATGATGCATCCTGTAGAGTGTGCTAAGAATCAGACCCCTGTTGATTTTTTGTACATTCGTACTGGTGCCATTGCCACTGGATCTGACCAACGTTTATACGATTTGGGTCAATTTTTCATTGCTACACAAGGCATGCAGGCGAATGCCGGTGTTATTGGGGAACTATGGTGCACTTTCGAGGTGGAATTATATAAACCGAAACTAGTTGCAGGAATTGGAAGTGAGTTATTGGAGGATCATTGGAACTTGAAATCAGTGACCAATGCGGCTCCCTTTGGGACCTCGTCGACTTTGACGAATGGTTCCACGCTCGGCACGACATTATCGGCGAGCGGACTTATCTTAACTTTCCCACAGGATGTGTCGGATGGCACATTCCTATTAGCATATTCGGTGTTCGGCACGGGTGCAGCCGTAACACAATTCCCAGTAGCCACACTTTTCAATTGTGTTAGTGTGCTTACTTTCGAAGCTGGAACCACATCTATTGAAACGATACGTACTGCGACCACCACCAATGTGTTCATGATGAGTAGAACAATTGGAATTACAGGTGCTAACGCAACAATTACATGGACTGCTCCTGTTTTGCCTACGACTATTACGGCTGGAGATTTGTTCATAACACAGATAAATGGTAATGTAGATTGAGGACTCTTTAGCCTCATTATCCCTGGATAGGAAGAGTATTTAACGCTTAGCTTTGAAAGCGTAACTTTAACACCGTAGTTTGAACGGCGTATTCGTGTGGAGAAATCAGGACACGTATTAGCTCCGATGAAAGTGAGCAAACTTTAATTCCGTAGTTGAAACGGTATAAGCACCTTTGATAAGCATTCTGAGTAATGGGTTGAAGACCCATCATGAGTGTGATTTCTCGGGTTATGCGGATATAACGCATACACGCCACTGAGAGTGGCTTCAGCAACCAAAGCTTGAGTAACAATATATGGGTTGATGTTTCCCATACGGACAAAAAGCAGTGTAGTAGAGGTCTGAAACGACTCTAAGTGAGTGACTGGCAAAATCATTTCCAGCATATGTAGCCGAAAGCTTAGTTCCATGGGGGGAAGCGAAGCAGGCTCATTACAAACGCTACTACAAAGTTTTAAAACTGTTCTTCGTAAAAACAGTACCCACACCTTACGGTCCCCTAATAATCAACGCCATAGCTCTTGG